GGACATCTACGGGCTCAGCGCCAACCTCACCCAGGAGCCGATCGGCGTCTACGCCAACGGCCTGAGACTCGCGCTCGACAACGGGACGGGGTTCGGCGGCTACACGGTTTCGGGCGACGTCGTCACCCTCCTCAAGCCGGCGACCGCGGGCGAGGTGATCCTGATCGAGGTGCCGCCTCAGGGCTACACGCCCCCCGGCATGCCGTCGCTGTTCAACGACATCCCGATTAGCCAATTGCCAGCGGCGTTTCCGCTGACCGATCTCGACTTCTTCCCCCTCGTCCAAGCGGATCCAGGCGGGGGACTAGTCACGTATAAGGCGACGCTCGCCGAGTTCATCGGCATCGTGGGCGCGAAGGGCATCGGCGGGCCGGTCAGCCTGGTCTATGTCGCCGGATCTGGGCAAGTGATCTTCCCGCTCAACGTGCCCGATCTCTTCGGCCACACGGCGAATCTCCAGGATCTGCGAGTCTGGGTGTTCGCCAGCGGTGCGAGGCTCGCGCCCGACAATGGCTCCGGGAGCTACAGCGGCTTCACCATCAGCATCGCCAACAACTGGGTCAAGCTAGTGAACCCGGCCGGCGCGGGCGAGATCATCCAGATCGACGTAATGACCCCGGCGCCGCTTTCGGTCACGCGCAACATCTCGACGGTCGCACTCACCGCCACCGCCACCAACACCTTCCCGCCGTTCCCCGACATCCCGGACGGGTCGGTGATGATCGCGTTTTACAATGGCATGGCCTTCTTCCCCATTGGCGGCTCGCAGCCAGGCGAGGAGCCAGCCTTCACCGTGTTCGGCAACCAGTTGATCTGGACGAGCACGCTCTACACCATCCCCAAGGGCTACACGATCGTCGTGCTCTACTCGCACCAATACGGCGTGCCGATTCCGCCGCAGATCATCACCGGGATGCGGGTCGAGCGGCTGACCATCACTACCGTCAACGTGTTTCCGCTGCTGACCTGGACATCCGATGGGGTGTTCTTCGATCTCACGGTGAACGGGCGAGTATTCTTGCCTCCGAGCGACTTTACCGTGACTGGCGGTCGCACGATCAACTGGCCTTCGGGCGAGCCGTTCTCGGTGACGCCCTTCGACGAAGTCATCGCGCGCTATACGGGGTACTGACGATGCGAAAGTTGCTCGCCGCTCTCCTGCTCTGCTTGGGGGCTTCGCACGCCTCGGCGCAGACGCCAGCGCCCGTCGCGCCTGCCCAGATGGGCATCACGCCGACACAGGTTCCGGAGCTTCTTCAAGTCTTGGACAATCAGGGCAATTGGATCCAGGCGGGCACGGTCAACCCTGGCGGGCCTGGGGTCGGCAGCTTTGGCGCCAATCTGGTGGCGGGCCAAAGCAAGATCAGCGGCCCATGCGGCGGCCTCCAGGTGCTGACCAATGTCGGCGGCATCATCAATTGCGGGGCTGGCGGCTCGGGGGGCTTTCCGTGGTTGACCGTGGGCGCCGTGGGCATGGCGCACGGCGGGCAGGATAATTTCCCGCTTATCCAACCCTTGATGACGGCGCAGTCGGCCTCGGGGGCTTGCAACGCGCTCGACGGCGAGTGCCCCGGTTATCCGGTGGTCTTCACGCCGAACTACGGCAGCGCGGCCACCAACTATTATTTCAGCGGGCCATTGGTGTTCACGCGAAGCTCTCGAATTGATTGCGGCGGCACCGGAACGGCGCTCACCGGCAGCAACACCAATCTCATCTTCGCGCCCGGAGTGCCTGGCGTCGTTGCTGAATTCGGCACTTATACTGGGCTTAGCGGGACTCAGTATGTGCCTACCGATCTCGGCCGCGGCCAAATATATCTGAACGGCTGCGGCATTATCAGCATGGGGTATGGCAATCAGAGTCCAGTAGCGCATGCTGGCGACACGACGTTTTCGGGGCTGTTGTGGAACTCGTATGGCGACGGCATCACCACGCCACCGTGGGAGCCTAATGACGGGGTGATTTCGACCGGCGTATTGGCGGTGCTCCTCGGGCCAGGAACTGTGGCCGCCGGCAGTTCGATTATGACGTTTCCCACCACTATCAACTGGAATACCGTCCACGTTAATGGACCGATTTTCCGAACCAGCGATCCGAATACGATTAACCCAGGCAGCTATATTACTGCTGTCGATTCCGTTGGCACTTCATCGGCATGTGCTACGGTAGGCAATAAGCCCTGCCTCACGATGTCCGTTCCCACCCAGGCCGCCTTCAATCTTGGCCTGAATATTTACGCGGGAGTGCCAGATAATCTGAAGGTCGAACCCGGCGCTTGGATCAGCGACTGCAATCCCAAGACGGCTGGGGTTTGCGGACAGACTTCTAACCTCACTCTTGGGACTGGCTTCCAAATCCTGACAGATCCGCAGGACGGGCCGACCGGCGTAGGCACTGGTTCGGGCGTCTACCGTTTGCCGCAAGAACTGGCGATTGGCTTCACCCCCACTTACGGATCTTCCTATGCCGTACTCACCACGCCAGTGAATTGCGCCAATCCCGCAGTCCCTTCGACCGCTCCTTATCCGCCCAAGTTAGGCGGCGTGAATTGCCCGCGCTTCATGCCGGGGGATTTCATCTGGAGCGATACGTATGGCTTCGGATCGCTGATGCTGAAGATTGTCGGTGGCAGCAATGGGTCCGGCGGCGCAGCGCCGAGCAATGGCTATCAAGGCTCGATTACCGGATCCCAACTCACGGTGACGACCGCTCCCGAACAGGTCATCAACAACGGCAGCGCGCTTACCAGCAGTACGGTTACCGTCGCGCCCTCGACAGTCATCGGCGCGCAAACCTTTCCGCTGCTTGTGCCTGGTCAGATCACCGCATGGGGGACGATCACTCCCGGATCCGGTTATCTTCCTGGGACATATACCAACGTGCCGCTGACCGGCGGCTCGGGGACGCAAGCTATCGCCGCCAGCATCACAGTTGATAGCTCTACTGGGGTGACGGCGGTGACATTGCCCTCAGGGGGAACAGGCCAAGGCTATCTCACTACCAATTCGCTCGGTGCCGCAGGCGGTCAGCTTGGCGCCGGCACTGGCTTTCTCGTTAAGGTCGCGTCCGTCAATCCAACCGAGTCGCCAGGCGGCATCGGCCGCTACGCGGTCACCCCGTCGCAAACCCTGCCTCAGACAGCATTGCCGAATTCGCTGAGCGTGACCCCACCTGCCCCTGTGGCGCGGTTTGGCAACTCGCCTACCGGACGCGATCAAATGGCAGGCGGGAAATTCTGGTCCGCACCAGGCGCAGCGACGTTCACCGGAACCATCACCAACGGCAATGTGTCAGGCGCTCTTGTCACGCTTGGATTTGGGACGCTTGCCGGCGGCTCAGGCTACGTTCCTGCCAGCGGCACCAAAACGTACACCAGCGTGCCGCTGACGGGCAGCGCTACGGGAAGCGGCGCACTCGCCAACGTTACGGTTTTAAACGGAGTTGTAACGGTGGTTGCGCCAACGAGTTTTGGCGAAGGCTATTCTGCCGGCGACACGCTCTCCGCCGCTGGGTTGCCGTTCGCAACTGGAACCGGAACCGCGTTTTCTCTGCCGGTTAATAGCGTTACCTCAGGCAATCCCAGCGCCGCTGGCGCGATCATTGGAGCAGGGACTGTCACGGGCGGCTCAGGCTACAACACCGGGACTTTCTCTGGTGTTCAGTTGACGTGCTTGGTGGCGGGAGCGCCAGCAGCGTGCCAATCAGGCGGAACAGGAGCAACCGCCAGAGTGACGACTGTCGGAGGCGTCGTGACATCATTGTCGATCATGAACGGCGGCCAAAATTACAACATCGCTGACGTATTAACCGTTGTGACGGGAACTGGCACGCCTGCGATTACCGGGGGCACTGGGTTCTCGGTGCCGGTGTCTGGCGTCGCTGGCCTGCCGGGGACTGAGCTTTATATCTCCGGACTGGTTGGTTCGATTTGCGTCGGCGACTACCTAATGACCACGCCGAGCGTCGACGGAGTTCAGCCGGCGACAATGGTTCTCGGGCTGGATAATGGGGACCAGATACCGGGGCATTGCTCAACCGGCACGACCAATCCCTACACGGTTTCGGTTACCCAATTGCGCTCCGGGCCGATGAGTTCAGGCGGCAACCCCTATCGGGGCTCAGGCGCGCTCCCAGTCTACAACGGACACGGAAAGCTATGGGTGCTTCCGGCAGGATTTGAGCGACATAACTCATCCAGGATCGATAATAGCGTTGTCCAAGGATGGGGCTTTGGTATCAAGAACGCCTGTTCAGACTCCTACGACATACATTATGGATGCAGCACCAGTCTCGATGAGTACAATTTATTGCAATACGACATTGTCGGCCGCCTCACTGCCGGCGACCAGGTTGCAGGAGAGACGGCCTTTGCCAACTTTTACCATCACAACTATTACTCAGACGTAGTGGATTTCGGCGCCTTCGGCACGAGCCATTTCGGCGAAAACTACGAGTCGGCGGAAGAAGGCAATTCCTTTGTCTCGATAATCACCAGTTGCGTCTCGGGAAACGGCACTATCTGGACTGGCCTCTACAATGCAGGCAACTGGGAACCATCATGCATGAACCCTAGCCCTGACGCGAATTATGGGCTTGCGAACTCTCCGCCGACAGGCGCCGCCTTTCCGCTGGGTTCGTTCCGTAATCCGCAGTTTCCGTTGTCCAATATCTATGCCGGCAATCCAGAGAGTTGGAACGGCGGACTCTTTATGGGCCTCTCCAGCCATTGGCCAACCAACGGAAGCGTTATCACCCAGACGCAATTGCGTAATTTCCGGCAGCTTTCAACCGGACGGTCGTTAAACACCGATCTGGCGGGGCGGGCGACATTGGCGGGCGGCAGCTTCAAATACACATTTGCCAATCAGCAATATACGCTTCCTCCCATCTGCCAATGCTCTGACACAACCACCACAGCGGCGGTCTGCAATGCGGCAGAGACAAACAGCAATGTCACTTTCACCGTGTCGGGCGGCACTTTAACCGACCAGATCAAGTGGCAATGCACTGGGCAAACGGGCAATTTCTGAGCGATGAGCTACACCTACGCCACCTTCTCTCAAGCCTTAGCCGCCTATATGGCGGTGCCGAACAATAACGTGGCTGACACACAGTTCGTCGCCATGCTGCCGTCAGCGATCGACTCGGCGGAAGAGCGTTGCTACCAGGATCTCGACCTGATCAGCCTCACCTCGCAGCCTCAGGCCTTCCCTGCGACCGCAACTAAGCGCCTGGTTGCGATCACTGCCCAAGGCGCGGCGCCGCAGATCATGGCGGTCGAGCGCGTCGGCATCTACGCCGGTTCGCCAGTCGCTCTCAACGCTTGCGCGCCGGTTTCGATGGAGTGGCTCGACCTCGTCTACGGCGACCAGGTCACTGGCCTGCCGCGCTTCTACGCCATGCGCGACGACGTGACGATCGCACTCGGGCCTAATCCAGACCAGGCCTATTCGGTCACCGTGGTCGGCAAGGCGAGCTACACGCCGCTCTCGGCTAACAATACGACGACCTGGCTCACCCAGCATGTGCCGGCGCTTTTCCTCGCGGCGGCGATGATTAACGCGACGGGGTTTCAGCGCAATTTCGGGGCACAGGCCGACGATCCGAGAAGCGCGATGTCATGGCTGACAGAATACAACGCCCTCCTCCCGCGAGCCCAGGAACTCGCCATGCGTCAGCGGCAGCATGGGTGGATGCAAGTCACCGCCGAGCGCTCGCCGCCGCCAACTCAGCCGGGATCGCCTGGGCCGCCGCCATGACGACCCCGCTGGGGCAGAAGCCGAAGTTCGCAATGACCATCGAAGGTCGGGTTTTCTGGTCAATGCCGTGGCGAGGGAAGCGCTTCGGCCTGATCATCTACAACGAGGGTTTATGGTTCCTCGGCACCTTTGAAGGGCCGTCGCCATAAATATTCGAAGAAGCGTCTGGTCCAGCGTCATAGACCTGTGTCATAGAGGCCATGCTTAAGCCTCATTTGGAGGAATTCCCCATGCCATCAGTGCCGATTACGATTGTTGGAACGTGGACAAATGCGGATGGTACAAGCGTCGGTGGAACTTTAGAGGGCTCGGCCAGCATCACGGGCCTTGGCGTCGGAGGCGGCCCGATTCTGCCGCCTGAGAAACCGCCGGGGATCTGGGGGCCGCCCGATATGCCGCCGGGGATCTGGCCGCCGCCGGGAGGCCGCCCGCCGCAGCCGCCGCTCGGGATCTGGGGGCCGCCCGATATGCCTCCTGGTATTTGGCCGCCTCCGGGGCAGCGTCCGCCGAGTGGTGGCGGCCAGCCTCCTGGTCAGCCGACGTTCCCGATTTGGGGACCTCCAGGTGTTGAATTTCCTCCTGGATCTGGTTATCCGCCTGTTGCGGGTCATCCTCTACCTGAGCCTCCTACTGAAGGCGCCAAGCCAATCCCCAATTGGGAAGCGAAGGCGGTTTGGATTCCGCCGGCCGCTGGGATGGAAGCTTCCGGCTGGGCGGTGGTGATCGTTCCGAAAGAAGGCGCGACTGTGCCAACGCCTTCGCACGGATGATATAGACTAGGCCGCCATGGCCTTTATGACGGTTAAATTGATGCCTGGGGTGCACGCGGAGCCATCTCCGCTGCTCCTCACGGCAGCGATCGTCAACAGCAATATGATCCGCTTTCGCGACGGGCTTTTCGAGAAGCTCGGCGGATGGATGACGTTCGCCCAGACGTCTGGCGGCGTTCCGTTCGTGGCGGACGTCCCTGGAATCGTTCGCGAGATTTGCGCCTGGAGCGACTTTGATGCCGTGAAACATTTGGCCGTCGCGGGCGACCAGGGGCTGCAAGTCGGCGGGGCGACCACGGGCGGCGGCAATGTCGATCTGACCCCGCAATACGAACAGACGACCGTCCCCCAGGCGAGCTTCAACACCACTGCCGGAAGCCCGCTCGTCACCATCAATCAGACCGCGGTGACAACGAACACTTTCGGGACGGTCGAGTTCGAAAACTACCTCTCGGTCGGCGGCGTCGTTCTGTTCGGCTCGTACAACATCGTCACCGCCGATCCCGCCACCACGGGCAGCGGCGAGGTGCAGATCGATGCCGCGATGCCCGCTACCTCGACGGTGTGGACCGGCGGCGTGGTCCCCACCTACACCACGACGGCTCTCAGCAAAATCGTCACCGTTGCTCTGCCGAACCACGGCCTCACCGCTGGGGAGCAATACTCGGCCGAGTTCCCCACCACGGTCGGCGCGATCACCATCCAGGGCTCGTACACGATCCTCGACGTGATCGACGTGAACAGCTTCACCATCGGCGCCGCCCAGGCGGAAGGCTCGACGGGCCACGGTCCCGTGTCTGACAACGGCGGGCTGGTCGGGCTTTTCTGGTGGATCGCGCCTGGCCCGACCACTCAGACCGGCCTCGGCTGGGGCAACGGCGGCTGGGGCATGGGCGGATGGGGCGTCGGCCAGCCGACGACGACAGTCAGCGGTACGAAGCTCGTAGTCGGCTCTCTCCCTCTTCCTCCCGGCGTCCCCCAGCCATCGTCGCTCGACTGGTGCATGGTGAATTGGGGCGAGACGCTTGTCGCCCAGCCAGAAGGCTTTGGCTTTTTTGAGTGGGATCCCAGCGGCGGCCAGCCGGGGTTGACGCCGATCTCCGCCGCGCCTGAGGCGGCGACTGGTTTTTTTCTCGCGATGCCGCAGCAAATGCTGGTCGCGTACGGCGCCTCGACCGGCGAGAGCCCGCTGCAAGACCCGATGCTCATCAGATGGTGCGACGCCGGGGACTACAACGACTGGGTGGCCAGTGCAGCGAACCAGGCGGGCTCGTTCCGGCTCCCTCGAGGCTCAAGAATAGTCGGCGGCCTGCAAGCTCCGCAACAAGCGATGCTGTGGACAGATATAGGCTTCTGGTTAATGACCTATATAGGTTATCCTGATGTCTGGGGGTTCGCAGAAATCGCACAAGAGTGCGGCTTGATAAGTAAGAAGGCGGCCTGTGTCTGTGGTCCGCAAGTCTTCTGGATGGGGTTCGATCAATTCTGGACCTATGCACAGGGCATGGTGCAGCCGATGCAATGCGAAGTCTGGGACGCCGTCTTCCAGAACCTGATCCAGATGGCTCCTGATCCATCAGTGCTGGATCATATACGCTGTGTATCCAACGCGGGCTTCAACGAAGTCTATTGGTTTTTCCCGTCACGCTATAGCGCGAACAAGGAGAACGATTCCTACGTCAAATTCAACCGCTTAACCGGCGAGTGGGACTTTGCGGTGGGCATCCCGCTCAATCCAGCCACCAATGCGTACGACCCAGTGGCTGGGATCGTGGGCGGCCTGGCGTGCTCGGAGAGGATCGACGTCAACGTCTACGGCCATCCCATTTCGGCGCTGACCCAGGCTGACGGATCGTCCCTCATCGTGCAGCATGAGATGGGGCACGACGCGCCCAACGATGCGGGCGTGCAGCCGATGCATTGGTGGGTGAAAACAGGTTTATTCCTCCTTTCGGAGGGCGAAGACTTCATCTTCGTGGACCGGATGTTGCCCGACTTTCGCTGGAGGTTGTTCCAGGATCCGCAGACCAAGTCCTCGACGGTGAAGATCACCCTCTACACCCAGGACGAGCCCGACAATCCGACTAAGCCGCCGAACGTCTTCGGGCCCTTCACGATGACCAACGCCTCGGGTCCGGACGGGAACAGCATCGTGGTTGATCCTCGAGCTCGCGGGCGGTACTTCTCGATGTTCATCGAAGGGGACGATCTCGGAAGCTTCACGAGGATGGGGGGCGTGAAATTCAGGTTCGCTCCTGATGGCCGCAACTAAAATGTGCGGCGAATTCGCTCGCATGGAGTGAGACATGCCCGCTGCTCCCCAAAGCCCAGTTGACTTGCAGACCGTCGTCCAGGCCTTGCAAAACATCGCCATCGCGCTCGGCAATGTGGCGAAAGCGATCGACAATCAAACGCAAGCGATCCAGGTCAGTTCAGGCCAAAGCTCTGGCGCGCCGACACCCAGTAGGTAAGACATGAGCAACGGGAACCTCCAGCCTCAGCAACTCAGCGGTACGAGATTCGTCGCTGCTCTTATCAATCAAATGGGCTCCTTGGCAGGAAAGTCTGTCTTTCAAGATAGCGCCGGCCAGTCGGTTCTTCTCGACGGTTCAGAGCAGTCAGTCTTCATCGGATCGGACGGCAAGTCATTGACCAATGTCTTAGAGGAAATCTATCAAGAACTTGTTACGATGAACTCGACACTCCTCGCCATGACGGCCCAAATAGCAACTTGCTGCCACGCTGCGACCACTGCTTTGCAGGATGGAGTGGATATCTTTCGCGACGTCCTTGGCGCGGCTGGCGTCGAGAAGTTACCGCCACCTCCGCCGCCTACACCCTGATAAATTTACAGGTACACATCGCGAGCGGGGTCAGGTTGAACGGCGTGGCCGAGCCAAAGGGGGCCACGGTGATGACCGGCGTCTGGGTATCCAGCGCCAGGTTTTCGTTGCCCCACCGCCCGCCGCTGGTGAACCCCGTCGTGTCGCCGGACACTGTGGTGATGACTTGGGTCTGATTCCCATCGGCCGCCAGATGGGTATGCGAGGCTTGCGTCGCCGTGTGGGTGTGAGACGCGATCTCCGCGGCGAGCATCGTATGCTGGGCCGTGCCGATGATGGCGGCGGTCCCTGACCCCGTCCAAGGCGCCGGAAGGCGGTTTGCGGATCCCGCCAGGGTGTAAAAATCGTCTGCGGTGGTGTCGACATAGCCTCGATAATCCGGCACCGCGAAGCTGCTGCCTGATCCGCCGTAGTCGGTCCCGATGATGTTGAAGAGGAGATCGTACCAGGTCGAATCGAGCAGGCTTCCATCGCAGATCTGCCAGCCGGGGATCGGCACGGCGTGGGCGGCGCGAGGATAGATCATCACGTCTCCTGGGACGGCGCTGCCGTAGTCCCAGTAGACCCGGCTCGGAAGCACCATGATGCCGAGCGGCACTGGATAAGAGCCAGGGAAGCGGCAGCCGTGCGCGGTATCGCCCGCGCTCACGATATCCACCCCAACGCCTGCCCCCGTGGTGATATTGGCGTTCATCAGGACGATGCGGCGGCCTCCTGTGTTCGCGGGATAAACGATGGTGGCGAGAGATCCGGTAATATTGCCCTCGACGATGAGGATCTGAGTGTTCGCCTGTGTCAGCGTGAGGGTGACAGTGACGCCATCGCTCACGGTGACGGTGGTCGCGCCGCCGAAAGCGGTGTAGACACTGGAAAACGCGCTATCGATCAGAGTGTAATTGTTGTTCGCGCCGACCGAATTGCCTCCATCGAGATAGAGGTCATAGGGGTCGGTGCCGCGAGAGGGGATAGCCAGACCGAGCAGAGGCGTGTACGTCGTGCTCATTGGAGACTCCGAGATAATCGTACGATAGTATTACAAGCCTTGAGAAGGCGCTGAAAGATGCCGCAAGGGTTCAACCCGGTCCCGTCATCGATCCAAATCACTCGGATGCTGAGGCGTCCTCCGCCTGTCCGAGTCGGCATGCAGCCGATGGTCAAAGCTCCCGCTCCGCATCTGATGACGCCGCATATGGGTGCCGTTCCGCAGGCGCCGCGCATTGGGGGCATGGGGCGCATCGGACGCGCCATCGGCGGCGGGATCGAACCGATCGTTGACAGCCAGCTTCATCCGCACACAGGGCCAATCATCGGCGCGCAGCCTGGCCGCGCCGACACGGTGAAAATGCACGTCCCGCCTGGCGCCTACGTCATGTCGGCGGAAGATGTCGCGCATCTCGGCCAGGGCAACACCGTCGCTGGCCTGGATCTCTTGCAGAAAATGTTCGGGCCGTCGTTCAACATGGCGCAAAACCAGATGGCCTCGATGTCCGGACCTCCGCTCGGCGGTTCAGGCTTGCCTTATGGCGGCGGCCCCTACAAGCCGATGCATGTCGGGAAAGGGATGCCGATGCCAGAACCGCAGCGTCCGAAAGTCTCAGGCTTCCCGCAGTTCAAGATGGGCTACCCGCCCTATCAAGGGACAGATATGGGGCCAGGGACCGAGGCCAGCGCGCACGGAGGCTCGGTGCCTGGCATGGGCCAGCCAGGGACGCCGATCAACGCCTCTGCCGGCGAGTTCGTCATCTCCCCTGAGGAGGTGCGGCGCCGCGGCAAGGGCGACCTTCAACTCGGGCACGAGGCTTTGGACGCTTGGGTGAAGGGGCTTAGGCGCGAGCATATAAAAACATTACAGAAGCTCCCAGGACCGGCCAAGTGACTGAAGCCGTCCATCCCCTTCTCGCCAACTATCTCAACTCGCTTCGCGCGCTGCGCCGCTTTACCGAACTTCGGAAGCCCGATCCCCAGATCCGTTCATCGAACCTCGATCACATCCGCCTGGCCGACGAGGCCGACGAGGAACAGATCTTCTTCCTCTGCCGATTGATGCACGAGGAAGGCGGCTTTCATGAGCTCAACACGACGAAGATGGCGGCCAAGATCCGGCGCGCCACCCGGCGCGAGAGCGGCATCATCGGGGTGATTGGCGAGCGCCATGACATCCAAGCGATGATCTTCCTCGATTTCGAGCGGCCCTGGTACTCAGACGAAGTCTTCCTCCAGGAGTACTTCTGTTACGTACGGCCGGATTCGCGCAACAGCCTCTATTCGCGAGACCTGATCGCCTACGCCAAGCGCACCGCCGATCAGCTCCAGGTCGATGTCTTGATCGGCGTGCTCTCGAATATCCGAACCGAGGGCAAGTGTCGGCTCTACCGGCGCTGGCTCACGAAAGTTGGCGAGTTCTACTTGTATCGGCCGCCAATAAAGGCGAATCAGACGGTCGGATTGGCGGAGGCGCGGCCAGCCAATAACGTCGCTGCGGAATAATCAATGCACAGCGGGTGACGGATGGAGCCAAATCACTTCTTCGCACCACCCGCGCCGCCGCCAATTCCTGGCGAACACCTTGTCGGCCTCTTTGTCATTGTCGCAAACCGAAACCTGATCGCCGAAGCGAGGCCTCAGCATTTCCGCCAATTGCTCGCGAACGTCGCCTTCCACATCCGAGCACACAACCAACTCGCGCCAGAGCCGCTTCAGGCTCCCCCAGCGGGCGAACATGATGAAGCCCTCTTCGCCGCCGGGACCGATGAGAAAGCGCCCATCGATAGTGCCTCGCGTCAGATCATTGGCAAATTCGGCGAGTGTTTGATCGCGAATTGGAATACCATCGTCGGTCATCCGATGCATGGCGCGATAGTAGCGGAGGCGGGCTGAAATGAAAGGGCGCGCGCGAACGGAGCATCCAACTGCGGAGCGCGTCCGCGCGCTCTTTGATTACGACCCTGAAACCGGGATCCTGACTTGGAAGAGGCGAACGCCTGCGGATTTCATTGCCAACCGAATATCGCCAGAAGCCAATTGTCGACGTTGGAACGATCAATTCGCAGGCAAAGTCGCCGGATCGCCTACGAAACTGGGCTACCTTAGAGCTTTCCTTGATGGCCAAAGCTGGTACGTTCATCACTTGGCTTGGATCTGGATGAAGGGCGAGTGGCCGCCAGAGATCGACCATGAAAATCATAATCCAAGCGACAATCGCATCGAGAACCTCCGTGTGACCGATCGTTCGCATAATCTTGCGAATAGGCTGCGAAGCTCTAAAAACACCTCAGGATTTAAGGGCGTCTCTTACGTACCACGGCTTAAGAAGTGGCGCGCAATGATAATGGTTCGGAAGCGCGCAATATACCTCGGCCTATTTGATACGCCAGAGGAGGCGCATGAAGCGTATCTCATAGCAGCGCGCGCGTATTTCGGCGCGTTTGCCCGCGGGGAATAACTGCGATGGGCAAGGGATCATCTAGCGGTAATCAGCAGACTACCACCAGTACACAAACACTTCCGCCGCAAGTATTGAGCAACTATCAGGGCCTTATCAATCGTTCCACCAATGTAGCCAACACTCCCTACACGCCCTACCCCGGCGAGATGGTCGCGCCATTATCGAACATGACCCAGGCGGGCCTCGGCCAGGTCGGCAATTACTCGAATTACGCGCAGCCGTTCCTGAACACCGCGGCTGGGACCACCCTAGGGTCCATGACCAATCCCTATCAGAGTGCGGCGGCGAGCATGATGCAGGGCGCCGCCGGCAACGTGACGCCGACGCCGTTCTCTGCCGGCGCGTTGAACCAGTTTATGAACCCGTACACCCAGGACGTGGTGAACGCGACACAGGCGGAATTCAATAATCAGAACCAGCAGCAAGCCCAGTTTCTAAACAGCGCCAATATTAGTTCTGGCGCGTTCGGAGGGGATAGGGCGGGCGTTTCGCAGGGAATACTGGCGAACCAGCAGCAATTAGCTGAGGCGCCGACGATCGCCAACCTCAATGCCCAGAATTACAATCAAGCCTTGGCGGAATTCAACAACCAGCAACAAACAAACTTGGCGGCCCAGGAATTTAACAGACAACAAGGCTTGAACGCGGCGAACGCTCTCGCTGGCCTGGGTCTTTCGGGCGCGGGCCTCGGGCTCCAGGGCGCGGCTCAGTACGGCAACCTCGGCGACCTCATGCAGCAGCTTGGCCTGAGCGGCGGGCAGGCAGGGATGCAGGCTGGCATGGTGCCACAAGCGGAGCAGCAAGCGATCGACCAGGCGCTGCAATCTCTGTGGAGCCAGGGGCAGACCTACCCATTTCAAACCACGGGCTGGTTGGGAAACATCCTCGAAGGGATCGGGAGCCAGGAGGGCGGCACTGCGACGACTTCCGCGCCGGGGCCCTCGCCCTTGAGCGAGGGGTTGGGCCTCGCTACCGCGGGCCTCGGGGCGTTGTCGAACCAGGGCGTGACCGGCGGACTGGGCAACATCTTCAATTGGCTCGGCGGACTTGGTCGGCCAACAACAGCCGCTGCCGGAGGGCGCATCCTGCCTTCGCGCCGCGGCAGCTTCCAATTCGGGGGCGGCCTGCCGATGGTTCCGGGCCAGGGCAGCATGCGTCCTGGGGCCGCAGTCGACCAATTCTTCGCCATGGCGGCGCCGAACACCGGCGGCTATCTGAGTTTCTCGCCGATGGCGGAAATGCCGCGCGAAGCAGCCTCTCCGGCCGCGGGGGATGCGACCAGCGGCTACTCCCCCCTGAACCCGCTGCCCTCGTTCCAGCCGCCGCCCTCTCCTCGAGCGCCGCCGCCGCTCGGACAGCAGAGCGCCGCGGATGGCGGCAGCATCGGCCTCGGCCGGCTGCGGCCAGGCCATGCTCTCGGCGATGCTGTCCCGATGACCCAGCCGGTGCTCGGGTCGGTCGACTTGCTAACGCCCTTCACCATCGGGGCAGTCGGCGGCCAGGATCAGACCGGGCCCTTTGGCTACACCGTCTCCCCGGCCGCAGGCGTGTCCTCCATCCTCGATTGGATGGCGACCAATACCGGCACGGGGAAGGGCGTCGGGGGCAATCCGTTCAGCCTCCTGTCCCCGACGGGGACGGATGTGGGTGGCATCGAGCGCGGGACCACGGTTCCCGGCATCAACTTTTTCGAGCCGAACCAAGACTTCCAGACAGCGAACGCCGAAGACAGCCTCAGGGGCCTGATCGCTCAGCCTGGGATCGGCGGAACGGCCTCGATGTCGCCTGCGGTTATGGCCACGCAACATGCGCCTGGCGGCAGCCGCGCCGGCCAAGCCTGGGACGGCGGGCGGATTGGCGGGCGGCCTAGCTTCCAAGATGGAGGCGATGGAGGCGATGGAGGCGATGGAGGCGATGGGACTGGCGCGACCGCCACGTCTCCTGGCGGAGTTGGCATAGGCGATCCATCTGGTGCGCCGGCTGGCACGAGCACAACCGGCGTCATGGGCTTAGGCGGATTAGGCAGCAGCACTGGGGGTTACGGCACTGATAGCAGCGGCGGTGAAAGCGTATCCCCTGCGCCTGCGCCTTCGTTCGGCGGGCTGGAGGGGATGTCAGTCGCAGGGGTCAATGCTCCTGGCCCAGCGATGGGGCTAGGCACTGGCATGGGCCCAGGCGAAGCAGCGGCAGCGGAAGGCGGGGCTGCAACTGGGAGTGGGCTTGGCCAATCAGGTTCGATCGGAAACACGGCAGTCGCGGCGGCCAACGCTCTCGGCAGGGGCTTCGGAGGCCTGGGCCCAACCTATGGCATCGGCAAGGACCCGGTGGCCGCCGGCACAGCAGCTTACGGACGAGGCGTTGCAGCGTTGCATGGACAGACGCCGAGCAACGTCAATACAGTCGCCACTGCCTTTAACAGCCTCCCGGCGAGCGTTCTCGCGCAGATCCGATCTGGCCAGATCTCTCCTGGCCAAGGGTTGGAGATGGCAAATGCCATGTTCGCGGCAAATCCCGGTCTGTTCGGGAACCTTGCGCCGGGGACCAGCATGGGCTTCCCAGCCGCCAATCCGACGATCGGCTCTCAGGGTCCGCAGGGCACGCCTGCGCCGACGGCCGTCAATCCCGCGAACATTTGGGGCAGCGCGCCGTCCGCAGCCTCCTTGGCGGCGAGCCCAGTCGCATTGCAGGCCGCCTTGCATGGCAATCCGGCAGCGCAGGCAGCGGCAGTCACCGCCCTGCGCGGACTGGCGCCATCGATGGTTGGGGGGACGCCTGTATCAGCGCCGCCGGGGCGCTCAATGGGCGCTGTGCCGGGAGGCGGCGGGCGCTATGCGGATGGCGGACGGGCCGGCTTCCAGGATGGCGGCTTCCCGATCAACACGAGGCCATGGGGCCCGAACCGGCCTGGGTTTACCGAAGTGCAATTGGCGCCGCAAGGCGGGCGAGGCGGGCGGAACGATCCGATTTACACCGCCCTCGACCTCTCGCGTCCGCAGCCCGCGCCAGCTCCCGTCGGGCTGCACTCTGGGCATCCTGACGTCATTGAACCTTCGGCAGTGACGGTGACGAAACATCGGATGCAGACGCGGCCAAGACCGCCCTCCAATATCGTAGGGCCGGTCTATAGCCCTCTCGAGTCGCCTCCCAACATCGTGGGACCGATCTATCGCCCCGCCGATGATGGAACCCGCTATTTGCCGCGTACGGACGGCCATGGGCCGCCTCCTACCGCGGACGACGCTGGGCAAGGATTAAACCTCGGCGATTGGCTCGACTGGTTCGGCAGTCATGTTAACCCGCTCCAACCGAGTCCTGCTGAAACCGGCGAGGCTCAGACCAATCAGTGGTTCCAACGCCCATCTGGCGTGGGGCCACGCGAAAGTCTCAACTCGGGCGGCGTCCTCGGGCAGATGCCGCTGCAAGGCGCGATGGGCTACGTCCCCCAGGCGCAGGGCGTCACCGGCCAAGGACCAGGGGGCAGGGATCCCGGTTTCGGGGGCTTGTTCGCAGGGGGCCCCACCGGAGCTCGCGCGGGCTTTCAGTACGGCGGCTCGAACCCACAAGCGAACCAGGGCGGCCTCTCCTCCTTCCAGCAGTCCGCGGCCGGCCAGTACGTCCCGCAGATGTTCTCGCAGTCGGCGATGGCGGACGAGGTGCCGGCGCTCTTAGCAGCGTTCAATCAGCCGCAGCAGGAGCCGATCCCACAGCAGCCGCTGGCGATCCTCACCCCTCACCTTCCCTCGATCGATAAGAAGGACAAGAAGGACGAGACGACATCGGACGCGCTCAGCAAAGATATCACCAATCTGGGCAACGTTCTTTCCAAGAACTGGGGGAGCCAGCAATCCGCCGCCCAAGGCGCGGCTCAGGCGGCCCTGGCGAATCCGCCTGGCGCCGACATCACGGGAATACCCGTGGAGGGGTTAAACACTGCCGGCGATTTCGCGAATATACCCGAAGAAGCTTTCACGACTGGCGCTGCTAGCGGCGGGGTGATCCGCCCCAGCTTCCAGGGCGGAGGCGGGCACGGGAATTTCGACTTCAGTCCGGGGCCGGTCGACACCGGGTCGAGTGGCCTTGGCAGCACCAACGCGGCACAACGTTTAGCGGCGATCGCGGCATTGAACGGCGGCGGCGGCGGTGGCGGGCTCGGGGCTTTCGGCGGTGGTGGAGGCTCCCCTGAGCCGCTGTTTCGCGGACCCGTTGGCGGAGGCGGGGGCTTCAACCCAGCGGCAATCTGGGCGAACGCCAACCCCACCGCTTCGATGCCGTGGGCATCGATGATCGGTGGGGGCAGAAACAATCTGGTGAACGCGCTCATGGGCGGAGGCGCAGGGCGCCTTAACGCCATGGGAGCCTTGAACGCTGGGGATTTCGGACTTTTGGCTCGGTACGGCGGCTGGGGCGGCCCAGGCGGAGGGCCAGGGCCAGGCACAGGGCCAGGAGGAGGCGGCGGTGGGGGTGGAGGCGGAGGCTTTGGTGGAGCGACCGCCAACGCTGGCGGCATAGGCCCTGGCTTTGGCCCTGGTGGCGGCGGGATGGGAGGCCCGATAGGTGGCGGGCCTATTGGCGGCGGCGGCGGACCCATTGGCGGCGCCCCCATAGGCGGCGCACCAGGTTTCGGCGTCTCGCCTGACAGCGGGACTTATGGAGGAGGGGCGCCGGGATATGGCGTCTCGCCTTATGGGGGGGCTTCCCCCGGATACGGTGTCGACACTAGCGCTACCGTAAGCGGTCCAACCAGCGGCAGCGTCGAAGGCGGCGGAGGCGGAACTTACGGAGGGGATGACGGCTCCGGGGTTGGCGGCGCTACGGGGACCGGCCCCGGCATCCACCGCGGCGGCGTTGTCCGGAAGAGCGGCGGTCGGCTCCCCTCGAGCGTCCGAGTAGCACGCGCGATCGGAGGGCGGGCCCCTTTTGCGCAAGGGGGCAGTGACGCGGATGCAGAGGCCCTTGACACGGCCCTCGCTGCTGATGCTGCCCCCGCGCCCAAAGCAGCCGCAGCCCCCGCGAAAACTCCGCAAAGCGGCGCGATCTTCGAAGACCTCCCGACAGACCGCGCGCAGACCACGGCTGCCCAGCGGGAGGACTTCGCCAGGCGGTGGCTCGCCGCCAATCGTCCCGGCGAAGATCCAAGCGTGGCGCGCGGCGTCGGCCGCGCCGAGGGCATCAATGCGCCTGGCGCAGGCCCTTCGACCGTCGACGTCGACAAGAGCGGCCCCTATTCCTTCGGCGACTACCAACTCAATGTGAGGGGCGGCATGGGCGCCGAGGCCCGCGCGAAGGGCATCGACCCGGCGGATCCGAAGCAGTGGCAGCAAGCCGACGCCTATGCTCTCGGGCAGATGTACCCGGAGAAGGGCGGGATCAATCTTCTGCCATGGAAGGGCGACGCCTACGCGAAGGCTGCGATGGCCGGCGGCCACCCGCCGCTCTCGGGCCAGGAGACGCCAGTTCAGGCGCAGAGGCCAGGCGCAGGCGGTCGTTTCGTGGCCCCGCCTGATGAGCCGGTCCCGCCGCAAGCGGGCGGCGAGCAGGCTTCGCAGGAAGTCGGTCCCAGCGCGCAGCAGAACCTGTCGAATTTCTTAATGATGGCGGGCTTCAAGATGATGGCCGGCCGGTCGCCGTTCGCGATGGTCAATATCGGCGAGGGCCTGGCTGGCGGCCTCGAATACATGAACAAGCAGCAAGCGCTGGCACATCAGTGGGCGCTGAACGACGCCCAGATGGAGGACTATCGGAGCCAGGCGAAATATCGTGATGCGCAGACCAACCTGGCGGTGCAGAACCTCGAGCTCGAGCGCTTCGGCTGGGAGATGAAGAACGCTGTCCTTCAAGGCCTAAAACCAGGCGATCCAAACTGGCCGCAACTTCCTTCGTCAGTGAACCTATCGCCTGCGGCCGTGAAAGCTGGTCAAGCCGCGCCTGCGGTCGCCGCCAACGCGCCATCACCCAGCGCGACGCCGGTCTCCGCAACGGCTCCAGGAGCCTCAGGGAAGCCCGTAGGCGCGCCTGCGGCTGCGCCTGCGGCTGCTCCCGCACCAGGTGGAGGGGCCGGGGCTCCGCCGGCCGCCGCTGCCCCCGCTGGAGGCCCTCAGCAGACCGCCCAAGGGCAAGACCAGCACACTCAGTTCAACACCGCCCTTCAGGCGCTGAAGGACCGGCTCGCCTACCTATCGCGGATGAAGCAAGTCGGCATGGAGCCAGGCCCAGAGGCTCAGTCCATCACCGATCAGATCAATAAGGCCACGTCCGATGGCGTGATCGACACCCCGAACGGCGTGATCCGCGACCCAGAGTTCGTCGAGGCCAAGGCCAAGGCCGCCGGTACGGAAGAGGCTTGGAAGAAAGGCCAGGAACAATTCGCGGAGGAGGACCAGGAAGCCGCCGATCGGCCTTATCAGCTTCGCCAGCAGGAACAGCGGCTCCAGGCGCTCCAAGCGATTATGAAGCGCTACCCGACGGGAGCTTGGGCCGAGCACATGGCCGACATCGGCAACATCCTGCAAAGCTATGGCATCAAGGACAGCCAAAGCCCGGCGATGGTCGCGGAGTTCCTCAAGAACGCGACCGGCGAGATCTTCGACCAACTCAAGGAGCAGAAGGGGGCCGTACGAAACATGGAGATTACCGGGCTCTCCAAAGCGAACCCGGATCCGAGCCTCCCGCCGGAAGCCAATGCAGCGATCATCAGTCAATTGCTCGGCGTCGTGCGCGAGCGCCAGGACTACTATCGTCACTATCTCGATTGGCGCGCCTCGCAAGAAGGGCAGACGACGCGCTCCCCGACCCAGTTCACCGGGCGCTGGTCGATGGATCATCCGATCCAGCCCTACATCGACACGGAGAAGAAGAACTTCGCCTATATGGGCCAGCCGCTGCCGCCGAAGGCGCAGCGCGTCGAGGGCCAGCTTTACATGACGCCCGACGGTCGTGTCGGACGCTGGGATCCTAAACGAGGACTCGTCCAGGAGTGAACAATGGCGGCTGGCGATATCATCGAAGAGCCGGACGAGCCCGCTGCTCAGTCGCCTCCAGGACCGCCGGCAAGTCAGCCTGGTCAGATTATCGAGGAGCCTGAGGGCGGCTTCGGCGGCTCAGGCGGAAGTCAGCCGGTCGAATCGCTAAGCGTTCTGCCCTTCTCGCGTTATCCGAACCAAGGCTGGCGCTTCGATCCGCACGCCGGGATTACCGGGCCAATCGTAACAGCGGCCCAACTTACGGGTGATGTCGCTCAAGGCAAGACGACGGCAGCGACCGATCCTCGGACGATCGGAGCGGGCCTGGGCGCGTCCGTGCTGGCGAACCCCGATCTCGCATTGCGGGATGTTGCGCCTCCTGCGCGAAGTGGAGCCGAGCTCAAGGCTGCGGCTAAAAGCACCCGCGATTTCGTCCAGCGGTACTATCCTGTTCATTACCCGGCCCAGGGCGTGGACAGCATGCAAAATGGCTGGGCGTCACAATTATACCGCGAGAACAAAATCACCGATAAGGAAGCGCCTAAAGCCTTCGGTTGGTGGAACGACATCGGGAGATCGTCAGACGGAGGATATGTTCCCCTCCAGGAACTCGAAAGGGCTCGAAGCGGTCTGTCTGGTTTGACCCAGAGCGTGAACCCTGACGAAAGAACTGCGGCGTCGAGCGGTCTTCAGTGGATCAACAATTTCTACAACGATCCAAACTGGGCGAATCCGGCTTCTGGCGCCATTGGCCCAACGAAGGAGGCTGCGGCCTATCTCGATGAGGCGCGCGCCAACCAGGCAGCCGCGATGCGCTCCGATCGCTGGCTTGGCATGGCGCAAGACGCCAAAGAAGCTTCCCTCAAAGGAGGGGCTGGTTACGAGAAGCAGTTGCGTGGAGGGATGAACAATTTTGCCAGGGGTCTGGACGACCCTCAATACCCAGGCCGTGTGAAGAGTGGATTCAATGAAGCTGAACGGCAGGCGATGCTCAAAGCGAGCGCGGCTCCGCCGGGGCAAGCCACCATCCACATGGTGAACAGGATTATGGGTGAAACGCTGCCTTGGCTTGGCGAGAAAATGGGGGGCTGGATGGGCATGGGGGCCGGCATGGCCGCCAAGGGCGCCGCCATTAAAGGCGAGCAACTAAGCGAGGGCGCCGCGCATAGCGCGTTCGAGAACGTCGATAACCTGATTCGCTCGCGCGCGCCGCTTTCCCAGCAGTACCGGACCCCGCCGCCTGATCCGGGATCCTGGCAGGGATGGTTTGGCAATTTGGGGAACTTGGGGACGAGACTGCCTTATGAGCGGGCTCCAGAACCGCCGCCGGCGATGATACCTGGTTTTAGAACCATTACGCGCCCGTTTACCGCTCCCGCCCAGGCCTTGCCCAGACGGATGGCGGCGCCGGCTGCGGTGGCGCCCTCGGCGCTTCTTCCTTTCCCCAACATCCCTGCGTCTCAGCCAATGATTCCTGCCACGAGCGGGAAGGATACGCCTCTGCCTGTGATTTACGATTGAGGCGCTCCCAGTCCTCTTTGTCCACCTTGTACATCTGGTAGACCCCTGGGATGACGACGATGGCGATTACGACCAACATCGCCCAGGGGCCCAAGCTTACCACTGCGGTCGTCGCGCTGAGGCCGATGACAAGCAGAAAGATCCAGATGATCGCTTGGATGATCGCGCCCGCGGCGCCCAAGATCAGTGACCCCCCGCCGAGGAGCGCAATCAGGATCAAAAACAGGAGAAAATGGGTCATCGCGCTCTCCGTCCAATCGGCTCCATCCGGGTGTCGAGTTCGTTCGCGTGAAGCGCGTTCTCCACTACCGTGTCGCCGAAGCGCTCGCGCAGCCGCTGCTCGACTTCCTTGGCCTCCTTTCGCTTCGCCTCTCCCTGGTCGCGATAGCGCGGGACGTTCCAGTTATCGGCGTCCTCCAGAAGCGCGGCGATCACGAACATCCCTGTTGCGACGGTGAGGTCGTCGGTCTTGGTGAGCGCGCCGGCCTCGTTCGGATAGCCCTCCTTTAGGAACTCGAATTTCCCCTGGCGCTCGTCATCCTCTTTGCGCTGGTAGATGGCGCGAGCTTTCTTGTCCGCCCCCGCTTCGATGATCTCTTTAATTCGCTCCGCTCCGAGATCGCATTGTTCCTCAGTGGTGAGGCCGCGAAAAAGAAGCCTGCGATCGCCGATCATTTTTGCCATGGCGATTATGCGGATATGCAAGTCGGTCATTTGCTATCGTCGCTTATCGTGCGCTATGAGAGCGGCTCATAGCCGCCAATAATGGAAGATAACGATGCCACGAGGGCTTGGCAAGATCCAAAAGGACGTAATCGGCCTGTTAAGAGGGTTCCCAGATATGACCGCAGCGGATTTAACAAGACATTTTCGGGCAGGAGAGGTTGCGACAGTCCAAAAATCTATCAATGGACTAATCAAACGTGGCCTTGTCGTACGAACTGGATTCCGGGATGCCGACTGTTATGCGCTGACCAAGAAAGCGAAGCTGCCGCCTGAGCGCACTGGCAAGGCGGCGCTCACGGGGATCGTGGGCGGAAAGGGTGCGGACAAGGGCAGCGGATAAGATCTCACGCACTGCTGTCAAGAAGGAGCTTAACGGGTCTCTCCAATGTTGGCCGACCTACGCGGCCACCCTGTGATGTAGCAAGTTCTGCGACAGTGTCAAGGCGTCACTTCCTCGCCTCTTCCAGCCGCTCGACGCGCCCAATGAAGCCGTCGATCCGCTCGTCGATCCGTTGTAGTCGGTCGCGTATCTCAGCAAATTCGAAGTCCTGGCGTCCTTGCATGCGCCGCAGATCAGCGCGCAGTTCGTGCCAATACCTCGCCAACCGGGCCCTCGACCAATTCGCTCAACAAACTCGCGACCGGACTCCCGCCGGGATGGCGGCTGGGCCTCCCGTGCCTGCATCTCCATGGCGGACGACGATTCCGACTGGGTTTGGGGCGTTTAGCGGTCTCACGGGTCAATAGCGCGGGCCACGAAACCAATTAACGTAATCAAGAAAGCAGAGCACTCCCAGCGCCATAATAATATAGCCGGCCGCCGCAAGCTGCCCATTAACGGCGAGGATGGCTGCTATGAACATTAGCGGCCAGAATATGAACAGGAAGACCATCACGCCCTCCTACTTGTCATGCCGTATTCATGCGCGTGCTCTGCGATAAATTTGTAAAGCATCTCACTACAAATACCGCTGAAGTGAGCCATGCCCCATCGCTGAATAGCTTCCGCGTGATCAAGCTCACCCTTGGCCTTAAGCTCCTCGACAAGGTTGCGCCATTGGTGAAACGTCATACTGTCGCGTTTAACTAATATACCACGTTCATCTGGATAGCACGGTCGCAGCAAATGCGTGTTTATAAGCGCCTTGACAGGACTAAGGCTAATGTCATCTAGGTCGTCTACCTCGTCGCCGTGTTCCACGATATTGATAATTGCGTTCATCGCGCCGATATAGCGCACCATCTCGTTGCCCTCATTGGCGGCCATAAAGGCTTCCGCGATAGCATCACTTGCCCGCTCTTCCGCTGAGGGGAACCGCACGACGACCATCCTCTTCTCCTTTCTTCTTGATTCCGTCGATAGCGACATCGCCCCACTGTGAGCGGCCCCATTGGTCCCAGGCGGCTTCTTCTTTGGCGAAAGTCTCTGCCAAGCGCTTGAGGGCGCTAGCATTGGCCTGTTTCATTTGCTCGCCAGACCAGTGCCACTCCTCGATTGTCATAAATTGGCGTTTGATCGCATCGCGATGGGTAGCCGCCTCGTGGGTCTTGACCGGCTCGCCTTGGGTCATAATGACGGCGTCGACCAATCCTGGGATGGTTGGCTCTTCGTGCCGTTTGACCACAGCGAGCGTGCGCCGCTCGATTCGCTTGTTGAAGGCTTCAGCCGCCGTTTTCTTTCGCAGCTTGTCCGGCATCTCCTTTTTGACGAGGCCGAGCAAATGCGCGATGACGATCTTCCTGCCGGGGAAGTACCTCACCATCGTATCGTAAATATGCTTGTCGAGAGGTGTCATGGCGGGCTCATCTAAGTTTTTTAACTTCTTGCATATCCGGCGCTGATGTGCAAGAACTTAAAAAACTTAATTCAGGATATTTTGATGAGCCGCGGGCATGGATGGGTTCAGCGAGCGGTCGAGGCCACGCTCAAACAGCACCCTCACCAACATGTGAGAAGCTTGGCCCGTTTTGTCTACAGAACGGGGATGGAAGAGCCGTCGGCCTCTCAAATTGTATCCATACAGTCATCTGTCCGCCGGTTGGCGAAAGAAGGCGCGATTGTGCCTAGCCCTCTGGGCAATTGGCCTGATGGCAGAAAACAGTGCTGGATGATCCCCGACGTCTATGAGGGGACGCGCCCGAAGCAAACCTCTGAGCCCTCCAAGCCGCGTCTCGCGGCCTCCCGCGGGTGAAGTGATCACGCCATCCTACTTGTCTTCCAAAACATCGACGCGGACTTTCAGGTCGCGATGGCTCTCGGTCAGGCTGGTGTTATGCTCTTGTAGCGTCCCGGCGGTTGGGATATAACACGAGAAGATCAAATGGTCAACCGGCAGCATAACAATGAAGCGCCAAGTCATCCAGGTCCGCGAGGTTATTTTAGGCAAGTTGGCGGATGGGTCGCTGGACACGTTTGCGCTGGCGAGTCGTGTTTATGGGCGCCCTGAAAGCAAGCTAACCGCTGCACAGAAGCAGAGTGTAAGACGCGCTCTTAGAGGGCTAGCCGCGCTGGAACTTATTGAACCGCGCGAACGCTTTTTAAGACGTGGTTGGTGGCGATTAACCTCGCGGGGCGAAAAAGTCGTTAAAGAGCGCGGACTGGACGCGGTGAGTGCACTAATAATTTCCTCACGCGGGGTGAAGTGACCACGCCCTCCTACTTATCGGCCCCGCGCCCGAACGCCTCGGTGAACGCGGATCGCACCGACTCGCGCACCACTTTGGTCATCTCGTCCTCGTGGTCCGCCATCGCGCGGCGGGTTTCTTTCAGGACGAGGTCGCTCAAAGCTCCTGCCATCGCAGCCTGGACAGCGGCGTGGACGGCTTGACTGACTACGGTTTCCCAATGGCTTTCCGGCATCACGCCCTGGCTCATCCTCGGTGGATCAAAATGGCGATTACCGCCACGAATACCCCACCGACGGCGGCGCCGGTCGAGAAGATCTGAAGCACGAAGCGCCAGTTTTCAAACGCCTTCATGGTCCGCAATTGCTCCTGCTTGAGGGCGATGTCGGCCAGGATCTGATCGTTCTTGGCCTCTTCCTTCTGGGCTTCGGTAAAATGGGTCATGGCTAGAAATGACCGTAGTGCAGGAGCGCCACGAGGAACGCGCTCCAGGCGCCGAGCCCACCGATCATCAAAGCGATCGCTTTCATCGCCTCGAAACGGTTGGGCTGATAACGTGTTGTGTTTTGGGTCTGAGCGATCTTCAGCAGCGTGTCGGCTAGCTGATTGTTGATCCGCAGCGCCCGCTCTATCTCCTCGTCGGTCATGCTCACTTCGCTTCCAGGCGCTCGACGCGGCCGATGAAGCCGTCGATTCGCTCGTCCAGGCGCTGTAGCCGATCGCGGATCTCGGCAAATTCGAACTCCATGCGGCCCTGCATTGTATCCATCCGACCGTTAAGGCGACGCAGTTCGGCACGTATTTCATTAAAGAGTAGCAAAGTACGATCAGGCTCGCTCATCGCAGCGCCCATTTCCCCAGGCGCTTGCCGGCGACGCCCGCCACGTAGCAAAACCACCACGCCAAAGCGATCAGCAGCGCCCAGCCGCCGACGTCCCGCGGCACGAGCAGCCACGCCGCGGCCCAGATCACGAGAGGGATGCGCAGTCCCAGATGGAGCGCGTACCCGAACGACAGCGCCGCCCCAACTAGCATCGCGTAGGCCAGGGTGGTCACGTGTCGTCTTCCATGATGTCCTCGATTGTCCGGGCGATCGCCTCCTCGACAATCGGGCGGATCAACTTGATGAAGTCGTCGTGGCGGTCCTTCATCGCGGCCATGACCTCGTTGGCCACGATCTTCCGCAGTTCGGCGACCAGCGTCGCCTGGAGGGTTTGGCCGATCTCGGTTTCGCTGATGAGTTTGAGGGTCACTGCTTTCCGCTCCATCCGTTGTCCTGCCGCGGCAGGACAACTTAAAACCCATTGAAAACGCCCTCATGGTCGCCAGGAGGCGAGCACTCGCCATCCGGGTTCGCCCTGAAGAAATCCGCGAGTTTCTGAAAGAGGGCGAATAGGCGAAGCACTTCGTTTTGCGACTGGCCTTCCAAGCGCCGCTTGGCGAAAACGTAGAGCGCCTTCATCCGCTCGCGCATATAGGCCGCCGCCGATTCGTGAGACATGGCGCCCTTTCTGACGCCCATCTCGATCGGCGCTAGCCAGCCTTGAAAGAGATGAACGGCGAAGAACATCTGATCGTAATCATAATGCCCGACTGTGAGCCGTTCTTGCTCCGTCACCGGCCACAGCTTCACCCCATACATAATGACCGGATAGGTCGGCTCGGTAAGTTTCGGGCGGTTGTCCTGTTTCGCGAGGTCGTTCAGCAGTTTCTTCTGTGCGATGCGGAACTCGAGGCGCGCCTTTTCTTTTTCTACCGATTTCTCTTCGCGGGTCAGTGCGGGCGGTGGTGCCCGTTTCGCTTTCACCGGGTGCCGAAACTCGCCCCCTTGTTTGAGTTGGTTCCCCTTGCGCACCATCTCTTTGACAGACGTGGCCAGCTGTTCTTTCTTAGGGCGATTGCACGCAAAGTAACCCAAACTTTGAAGCCCTGGCCCGTTTGGATCCAAGGCGGCTGCGACGACATTGGGCGCTCCATCGCCAGCAATGCGCTGCGCCGCATAGGCCATGGTGGATTTTTCCCCGTCGCGTCCTTTACCGGAAAGACCTCGCGATTTGAGGATTTCCTCGACCAATGCAGCGGTGTCCTGCGGCTTGGAGTTGCTGGGGGCAGGCGGCGGCGGCAACGCTGGCGGCGGGCTGACTGCTAAATCAAACGCGATTGCCACTTCTTGAAACCGGCGCTCTTCGGACAATGATGAGTCCGAAGTTCCCCACTCTTGACGAAAGGCCCACTCGCTGATGTCCATGCGATTTACTACGACCGTAGTAAACTGAGCGAGAAATCGCCCGTAGCGCAGCAGTTGCGCTATTCTCTGCTGTGAATAGCCGGTTTCCTTGGCGATTG